CTGCCAATAGCCATATCGCTACTAAAGATACTATCGAGGGTGTCATCAACATCAACAAGAACACAGCTAGCGAATTGTCTAAGTGGCGTTCGCACTCCTGCCATGATGGGCGTGGGAATGTTGATTTTGTGTTTTGAGATTGCGTCATAGTACCTCCTGACATATGACATTCTGGTTTCTTTTGGATATTCCGCAAAGATTGTCAGAGCAATCATCATGTACATAAACTGTGGCGTTTCATATACACCACCGTTGCTTCTATCTTGCACAAGGTACTTGTCAACGACTTGACGTAGACCTGCATAAGTGAACAGAAAGTCACGATCATGATCAATAAAGTTATTTGCTTTTTCAATTTCTTCTTGAGAATATTTGGTGTAGATATCATGATCATAAACCTCAGCACACACACAATCAACGATGTGCTGTTCTAGGGCAGGAAGTTCTTTCATCTTCCCATAGAGTTGCTTACGAACGGCAAAAAGAAGCAGACGAGCAGCAACGTATTGATAGTTGGGATGGTCCAAATCAATCAAATCCGAAGCAGAACGAATTAAGATTTCTTGAATCTCACCTGTGGTAATTCCATCATAAAACTGAATACCAGATGTCATCTCAACCTGACTCGCAGAGACGCCTGCAAGACCCTTACACGCCTCTTCGACCATTAGATGCATCTTGTCCAAGTCAAGAGACTCAATTCTTCCGTCACGCTTTTTAACTTTTGTACCGTTGCTCATATTTTCTTCCAGGTAGTAAATTTAACTTTTGCTTCTAATCCAGAATAAGTATTTGATTCTATCATGGACTTAACATCAAGTCCAGATAAAACCATATCATTGATGTCTTTTTCCCTCACGTTAGAGGGCCAGATGACGATTCTTTCTCCTCGATCAATGGTGCGAGCAATGCGGGAGACGATTTCTGAATTACGTGGTTCGTTATCATAGATCCAAACACAATCACAAATACCCCACTTAGCAACATCACCATCAGCTCCACACAAAGCAATTGCGTTGCGAATGAAGGTTGAATCGAACGGACCTTCGGTGATGTAGACAGTTTCACTTTTTTTAATTTCATCGAGACCATAGATTTTTGGTGCGTCATCATTAAGCATCACGGTAATGTATTTAATCTTGCTGGGACCAAGTGCTCTTCCCTGAAATCCAACCAGAGTATTTTGATAGAACAAAGGAATGATAATCCTGGGTTCATCTCTTTCTGTGCTGTCGAATGTCTGTTGAAGAGAGTTCGTCCACTCTTTAAATTTTTCAGCGTAATAATAGTTATCTGGGTTTAACTTTCTATTTACCAAATACTCATTTGCGTCAGGATTTTCTGATGCTTTGGGCAAATCTAGTTTTGGTTTGAACTTTGGCGCTTCAAATTTAAATACTGGTTCATCAACAGTGAAATTTCTGCCCGTATGACCTTCCTTAAATTTTTCAAATGTATATTGTTTGTGAATTGCAGTATCAATCTGTTTTAAGAAATTATTAAAGGATACATTGACTCCACAATTATGACATTTGAAGTTGGTATTATTTTTTATTTGATACAAGTATCCCCTTGCTTTATTTTTATCTTTTTGAGAGTCTCCACAAAGGGGACAACGAAAATTGTAGAGATTATTTTTTACCTTCTTAAACTTTTGAAAGCGAGAAGATATCAAATTGATGTACTTTACATCAACAAAGTCCATAAACAAACATTAACCTGTTGACATATTCTACCAGACTAGAATCTTTTGTCAAGGCAAAGAGAAGTGATTATTGCCGTCCACTTAATGACTGAATTTGTTGCCTTTTGTAGGGAATACAGAGTGACTTTCTTTTTAGTTTTCATGGCAACCGTGTGCCAAATTTCAAATTATTTATCTTGGTCTTTCTATTATAATTGGTTGAGTTTGAGTTCCTATTAACTTAGGAACAAATGCATTAATGACTGTGAGTAGCACTACTGTGACAGCCAATACTCCACCAACTTGCCATCTAAATTTAGAAAGTTCTGCTAACGTGTGATCGACCTTTTCAAATCTTTGGGAAATGTCTTTATGTTCCCTATCATTATCTTCTTTCATTTCATCGATCATCTTTACAAGAAGATCATCATTCTTCATACTTTGCTCTATTCGTTCATCGTGTTTAGCAAGAATAGTAGCAATACGTGAATTGCCCTCAGAAATTTTATCAACTGCTGCTTCTAACTTTTGAAGCATTTCGCGGGATAGGTCTTCATAAATGTTGAGTTTAGATTCAAGAACCGCTAATTTAGATTCTTGTGAAAACATGGTTTTAAGTTGATTGTTTTTTAGGATCCCAACGATTTCTCGAATTTTTTCCCAATCCTATTATTTTTTTTCTTCTACTAAATCCTATGACAGGATCAAATCCAGCAGTTGGTCCCTTAGGATCAGCAGACCCAGTAAATCCGCCCGCGCCACCGACCATTTGCTCTCTCAGTATAGAAATAATCCAATCAAATTTCTTCTTTTCCATTATAGATCTTGTAAAGTTCCCCTAAACAATATATGTCAACTTGAATATCATGAATACCTGTTTTTGGATACTCAGGAAGTTTATTCAAGAAAATGATAAAGGATTTTAAAATTGACCACAATTCTTTTTCAATTTTAAAAAATAACATAGGAGTTGCTGCCTCACCAAAAATATTATAAAGGATAATGAAATGATTCAAAATAAGATGAGTTTTAAGATCACCTGTTTTTTTATATCTCTTCAACAGTCTTTTAATATACTTAAAATGATTTAAGTCTTTATCAAAATCTTCTTTGGTGACTGCCTGAGGATTTTCGTAGTTTTTAATAGCAAATAAAAGGAAATTATCCTCATTCAACTCATGAAAAATCATATATCATCATGCAGGTGGGTAGATAGGAGTATTTCCAGTTTGAATTCCAGACATTGCAACTAATGTCTCCTTCTTAACTCTTAGATTTCCGTTTGTATCGATATAGGTTGTTATTCCAACCCAACCAACATGACTCAGTTCATAAGCAGTTGTTACAGATGAGCCAGTAGTTCCAACACCATAGACCGAAGCAGATGTTTGTGTTTTCTGGCTGTATACACTGTCCCAAGTTGTGTACTTAGGAAGTTCACTGATATCAAATGCTGCACCAGAAATAGCAGCACCACTCAGAGCTGAGGTAGAAGCAATCGAAAGTTGTGTTGTGCTTGCAATACCAACAACGATAGCATCGCCATAATAAGTTCCTGCTCTATCACCAAAACGAATAATGTCGCCAGTGGCAGCAGCACCAACCTGACCAAAAGTTGTTCCACTACCAGTTACAACAAGAGTATCATAATTTAATGATACTGTACCGCCAGATCCTTTGGCATCATTATTTCCCCAGAGTGCCATGTTTTTCTTCCGTAATAATTATTTGCTAATAATATTTATAAAAAAGAGAGACTTTTACTTTTCGTCTCTCTTATGTAAAATAAGTTTTAAAAAGTGTGTCGTAAGATCTAGTAAACCGTTTTCTTTAAATCTTTTTGTTTTTGCTAACCATTCGGAAGCAATTAATAATAGACCAAGAACAATGGTTACTCCCCAATTAGTCACAAAACAAGTAATCATGCTTGTGGGGTGAAGAGTTTATCCTTAACCAGTTCATAAACGACGTTATCAATGCTGTTATCTGTGCTATCAACATACTTTTTAAGTAAGTCAAGAACAAGATTCTTAACAGCTGGATGAGTAGCAATTGAAATAATAAGTGGTTTTACCACTGTTACTAATGCGTCTCTCATGATGTCCTCCGTAATAGAGTATCCTGATCTATTTAGAAATCAGTTTGCTTCGAGAGGAAGTTTTCCTGATCTTTGCATTTGCAATCTCTGACGCTCAAGTTGCTGCTTCTTTTGTTGAAGCATTCTCAGATTAGAAAGCTTCTGCTTATCCATCATTTCTTTCTTTTGATCAGATGAAGAAGATGCAGCAGATGCTAATGGTGCAGCAGTTGGAGTTGATCCAACTTGCTCAGCAACTTTTTTTGCTACCTTAGTAGCAGTTGCATACATTACTTCTTTACCGCGACCAGGATATCTTTTCTCAAAGTCACCCATTCTTTTCTTCATTGACTTGACGATTTCTTCACGCTTTGACATTTCTTTTGAGGTTAAAGTCTTCTCATCAAGTAAGTCAACTTCCTCCTTTTTCATTTTCATCTTTTGCCATGAATCAAGAGCATCTACTGGGCGTCCACCCTTTGCAAGGACTTCCTTTTTATGTGCCTGGAAAGAAGCAGATGATTTTTCTTTTTTCTCTTTTTCAGATTTAGCAGCAGCTGCTCTTTGAGCAACTCTTTCTCTGGAAATTCTATCAAGTCTTTCAACAGAAGTTTCTTCACTTCTAACACTTGCAAGAAGATCATCTAACTTAGACTTTCTTTTTCTCTTTGGTGCAGTAGCTGCTGGTGCTTTTGCTTTTGGTGCTGCTGCTTTCTTTTTCTTTGCCTTAGGTGGAGTAGTTGCACTTCCTTCCCATGGATCAGCAGGTTTTTCTGCTTTCTTTTTAGTAGGAGGAGTATAAGAACCACTACTTACTTTTTCTTTTTGCCCAGCACCAGCGCCACGATAGGTTGAAGCAGTTCTTGTTTTTGTATGTGCTGTGCTTGGAGACTTGTCTCCACCTTCAATCTTACGAGCAACACCTAGTGCCTTTTTAGCAACCTTTCTTGCACCAGATGCAACTACTTGTTTTGCTGCACTTTTAGCACCACGAACCTTGCTCGAAAGTTTTTGTCTTGCAAGTCTACCAACTGCTTTGACTAGATTTCCTCTTTTCTTTTCGCCAGTTGGAGTATCGTGTCCAAAAGTTACCTTTGCTTCGGTTAAAGCATATTCAAGTGCTTCTTCAATATCATCCTCTTCATAACCTTCATCAAAGAGTTCATCATAAACACTTTCAATGATAAAATCAACTTCATCAATCTCAACCATTTCAATAAGAGTTCCACCAATTTCCTCAACTGCTTCACTCAGTTTTGGATTAATCTTAATCTTATTGGTGACTTTCTTTTCTTTGATTTCTTTATTGTTATCAACATCCGAAATAACCTCAGAAAGATCTTGTCTCCAATTCGAATATCCCTCTTTCATACCTTTCTTCTTTGCAATAGCAGCACCGCGTACTTTTCTACGATTGTGAAGGTACTTATCTGACTTATCAGTATCGCCATCATTATCAATGTCAGAGTCCTCTTTTCCAACAGGATCGAGTGCCTCATCTACACCCATTGCCTTTCTAGCAGCCTTAGCCATATCTTTATAAGATTTGGTCTTTTTCATATCTTCAACTGCTTTTTCATTATTTTTACGACGTTTCTCCATATCAGTTTCTAGATATGAAGACTCAGCAATTTTTTCCAGATATACTCTGGAAATGTCATTCAGAGGATTAGTAGACATTTTGATACGACTATTTCTTTACCTTATACTTATTTATGAAATCTAAAAATGTTCTACCGCCAGGTTGCAAATTCTTTTTCTGTAAAGTTGTTCCTGGTGTTTGTTTTGTTGTGTATTTCAAATAACCAGTTGTCCCAACAAGAGTATTTGGTTTACCTGGTTGTCTGTACATTCTATCCATCTTAACCTCAGTATATTCCATAACATCTTTGATCCAGGACTTAAACATATATCCTTCTTGGGTCACACAAATAAGATGATTAGTCCCTCTTCTCATCACCTCACCAATCAGTCCAGTATTTAAATTTTGAACTTTATCACCAAGTCTGAATATTTTTCCACTCACATAATTTTCTCTCAGATTTGTCATGTCATGCTTTGGAGCGATTTGCCACATTTCAACAACTTCTTTTTTCTTTTTAATTTTCATTCCTTGCCTTACAGCATTGAATAAAGCCTGTGTATCTCCATCATCAAGAGTCTTTGGTGTTCCTCTACGGAAAGCATCAAAATCATCATCAACAACTGCTTTCCTCATTTTGGATGCTGACATTCCTTCTACACCCTCAGCGTCAGCATCACGAACACCAGCGGAAATAACACGAATTAAATCAAACTCATAAAGATCTCCGTTATATTTTTGCGCTAGATTCTCAAACTCCGCCTGACGATCAGAACCAACGACAATATTGACATTTGCATATCCTGCTTCCGATGCTGCAATTAAAACATCAAATATAGATCTCATGTCAGGATCATTAATGATGCTCTCCTCAAAGTCTGGGAACATTTTTTTCATATAGGATACTTTCATATCAGGATCCAATGGATTCTTTTTGGGATCCTGAGTTCTTGAAGGATAGATTTTTAGATCTCCACCCTCAGATGCTTTTTCAGCAGATCTTAAAAGTTTTTCATGTCCAACTGTTGGAGGATTAAATCTTCCAAAAGCAACAGTTAGAGTATCTACGACATCACCATCTTCGGGTTGTTCAGGAGTTGGTGGTTTTTGTTGTGCCGCTAATTCTGGTTCTGCTTTTACTTTTTGTGGTTCTGCCTGAGGTGTTGCTGTTGCAGCAGGTCTTTTAGCAGGTTCTTCTTTTTTTCCCGCTTCTTTCTTACTTACAAATTTTAATTTTCCATCTTCCGTTTTCGCAACAAAATTGCCACGGGTATCCAACCAACCACCGTGACCGTCGCTTTTGAGGTTTAGTTTCTTCGCTTGCATTGATGCTTGCGATTGAGTTGCCTCAGTTAGAAATTGGAAAAAACTCTTCATATTGTTTGCTAATATACTTTTATTTATTATAATGATTCAGCTAGCAAATCACCAAGTAGAGATAATTTTTCAACGTAATTTCTTATATATGGAGATCCATCTGATTTAAATTCTTGCTTAACTCTAAATTGTATTAGGTCTTCATTTCCGCTACTTATAATTATTGTCGGAAGACCACTAGCGCCAGTTTTTATATTTGACCTATAATTTCTTCCTTTTAATTTTTCATATATATCATCAAATTTATAAACCTTTGCCTTTCCACCACCAACTTGTACTAAGGATACATAATCTTCATTTAATGTTGCAAAATATTTTATAGCATCAGACATTTTCTTCAAAATTTGTTCTGAATTTTTTCCACCTAAATCATAATTTAATTGCTGACTTACTTTTTGATATACTAAAAATACAGCTTCATCTGGTTGTTTATCAACAAACATTAACTTATTATATTTTGTTTCCAAGGATTTAATATCAGTTTTGTATCCAAATAAACGATCCCAAAGTTCTTCTTGCTTTGAAAATTCTGCTCCAGAAACTTGACCGAATTGTTTTACATCTCCAGCCTTTAAAGACACTAAAATATCTACTGGGATTAATTCGCCCTTATCATTTGTAATTTTTACTGTAACATCAACTTTAGTTGTCTTCTGCCCCCCAAGACCATCCGATAAAACTTCTATTTTATCATACCTATTGTTCTCATAAACAAGTTGAGACCACTTCTTAACATTATTACTATTTGCATATTTAACAGCAGAATCAATATATTCTTTCAATACAGATTCTTTACTCTTATCCAGAAGAGCGTTCATATTCACTTCAGCCAAAGAAATATAACATCTAACATCATCCATTACTTTTGGATTTGCATTGGCAGATTTAAAAGTTTTTTCAACATACTTTCCCTTTTTCCCAGGATAATTTTTAACTCCAGACTTCGCCAAGGTTCTTAAAACACCGTAAACTAATTGTGAATTAATATTTCTATTCTTGTAAATAAATCTTGCGGTTATGGCAGCGCCAACAACACCTTCTGCCATATCACCCAGATTATATTTTATATTTGGTTTATTTAATCTACCTATGGTAATTTGTTTATTTTTTGGATCTGTTGTTTCAAGAGGAACTTTGAGAGCATCTAATTGAAATGTTGCTCCCTTCATACCAAGTTCGGCAAATTTTTTTATCGCATCTTCATTAAATTTGCCTTTAGTTAATTTAAAAGTTTTGGTTGCTGTACTTACAGTACCAGTTTTAATCATCTCGATAGTCGGTAGTACATACTTACCAAGTTGTCCTGGAGACGTGCTACTTAAAACAGCCATCGCTTTTTATTTTTATTTATGGAGAATAGGAGACTCGAACTCCTGACACCCGCCTTGCAAAGGCGATGCTCTACCAACTGAGCTAATCCCCCAATATAAACATTATAAAACCCACTCAACTAAAAGTCAAGTGGGTTAGAGCAACCTTCCGTGGTTATTTATCAGCGGACATTAGCAGCATACCACTTCTCAAAGTCCTCTCTACGCTTATCACCTCTTGGTGGCATAGGAGTTCTTTCTCCACGAACAGGAGCAGATTTCTTTGCCTGCTCTCTTTCATACTTCTCTGGATTTTCTCTTGCTGCTTGTGCTTCATCCATATACTCTTCTGCACGAAGTGATTTACGACGTTGCTTCTCTTTTTGTTTGGGCGATATGTGAGCACCCTTTCCACGATTGGCAGAAGCATCCCAATTTGGTCCTGGTTCAAATGTAATTCCACCCTTTCTACCAGAATTACGAGCAATAGCTGCTCTCGTAAATTCATCTCTTCTTGATGCTTCATCAAGTTCTTCTTCGCCAAGGATAATACCAATCGCTTCCTCATCAATCACATTTGCCATCATCCACTCTGCTTCTTCCAGAGTTTCGGCAATACCTTCTACTTGGAGGAATTCAAGGACTACATCAAAGATGTCAAGTTCTTCGTGCGTCATACCAACAACCGAAGGTCTTGTCTTCTTAGTAACTTTATCGTAGAACTTAATATCTCTTTCCATCTTATCAGCATTTTGTTTTCCTGCTGATGGGGATAGACGCTTATCACCACCTTTCCTTTCAACTGCTGCCATTCTTCTCATTTCAGAATCAGCACCTTTTACTGCTTCATCAATCTCAAATTCTTCTCTCTGTGCCTTTGCCATTTTTGGAGCACTTGCAGGATGCGTATCCTTATAGAAGGTAGGTGATCTACGTGCCTTGTCTGCCTCTTGCTTTGCTCTCTTTGCTTTTTCGTAAGCAGACTGCATTTTACTGAAACGAGTGGTTGCTTTCTTTTCAGTATCACTCACTTGGGGGACTGGTGCATTTCCAGTATCTCTACCATATACAGAAGCCTTTCTTACCTTTTCCTTTTGTGCTTCAACTTTCTTGAAAGGAAATGATTTTTGTGCCTCATCAAGTTTAATCGTTTCTTCAACGCAAATGTCATGTGGAGCATGAACTTGCTGATATGCTTCCATCAATCCTTTTAGATCTTTGATATCCATTAGAAATCGTAATATTCTTCTATGGATATTTATAAAAAAAAAGACCCCGAAGGGTCAAACACCAAGGACAGCGCCAATATTATCATCGAGTTGTTGAATCACTGCACGAATATCAGAAATACGTGGTGGAACACTTATTTCATTATAAGTATATCCCTTTTGAGAATCAAACAAAACTTGACGAACTGCTGCTGCTGTGCGAGCATCCATTTTAATTGTTACTTGTTTTTCCTTAGTCATAGATCTCCCTCCTTACGATTTTCAGAACGATGAACATCAAAAGTACCCTCAGGATAACGAGCACTTAGTTTTTCGAAATTCATTTGAAGAATTTCTTCAAAGTTAGTATCAAGTGCCATACATGCTTGTGCAAGATACCAACAAATATCTCCAAGTTCACGCTTCAAATGAAATTGATTTTGCTGATCATATGGTTTACCTTGTAGCACAATCTTTTTAACTACTTCGGTAAATTCACCTGCTTCGGCAGACATTCCAAGAGCAGCCGTAAGTAGGCGGGGAACATCAGCATCAGATTCAACTTCAAGTTCAGTCATACGAGCAAGAAGTTGTGCAAAATCACTACTTGCAGGACTTGTAGTTTGGCGAACGAATTCGATGTACTTATTTGTATCGATAACTTGTGTCATAAAATTACAGGTTGTAAATCACTTTGAGTAAGTTTGTTTCTATATTCTTTAAGTTGTTTTGGAGGTTTTGGAGGTTCCCTTTCAACAACAACCATTTCATTTGTAGGAAGTTGTTTTGGAATTTCAATGTCCACAACTTGTCCCATAAGGAATTGATTTCTCGTAATTGTTCTATTTTGAGTATCAAACGAAACCATCATAAGGGCATCGATTTCATCAGCACAATCACAGATTTTTCTTCCAGTTCTTTTATCTATTACAGAGAAATAATCTTCTGAATGATACTTCAAAATTTAAATCCCTCAAATGTTTTTTTAGGTTTCTTTTCTTCATAATCATACTCCTCATCCTTACCATTGTCAAGGATATCTTGCTGAGCAGATTGCTCACAATCATAGAGACGCATCTTAGCACGGTCAATACCAACAACAAAACGCTTATGAATGGTTGGATCGTTATAACGATTTTTCAATTGCTTCACCAGAATCTGACCAAGACCTTCAAGATCTTCTGTAGAAATCAAAGCGAACATAAGATCAGCAGTTGCAGGAAGGCCAAAAGACTCAGAAGTATCGGTCAGTTCCACATCAGAAGAACCATAACCAGAACGAGTAGTCTGAGTGGCACTTACAATGGGAACATTAAACTCTACGGCAAGACCACGAAGTTCTTCTGCAATTGCTTTTACAAAGGTATAGGAGTTGATGTTACTATTTCCTTTATATCTCGATGAAGCACAGATGTTCAGATAATCAATAAAGATAATATCTGGATGGAATGACTTCTTCAATGCAAGTTCATTCAGAAGAGACTTAAAGTGACCAGAGTGTGCAGAAGCAGTTGGATACTCTTTAATGATCAGAGTTCCTTGTGTTTTCTTTGCAAGGTTTGTCACCTTACTTTCAAACATTTGCTTAGGAAGATCGACAATATCTTGAATGGGAACATTCAATAGGTTTGCGTCAATTCTTTCAGCAATGCGTTCTTCTGCCATTTCCAACGTAATGTACAGAACGTTCCTCCCTTGGAGCAAGACGGAGCTAGCCACATGGCACATGAATAGAGATTTCCCGACACCCGTACCAGCAAGAGCGATGTTAAGAGTTTTGTTAGGGAGACCGCCTTTCGTGATTTTGTTAAAGTATTCGAGATCAAATTCAATTTTATCCTCCTTTTTGTGATAAGACTCGTATCTTTGTTCATAATCTTGGAGATAATCGTGTCCAACATGATTATCAAAACTTACAGCAAGAGCATCAGAAAGAATAGAAGGAATACTGTCACGACTTTTCTTTTCATCCTTACCATCAGCAATATGAATTGACTCTATAAGTGCCAAGTAAATGGCACGATCACGACACCACTTTTCAGTAGTATCAAGTAACCAGTTGAATTCAGTTGGAACATCATCCAATGAAGAAACTAAATGAATAATTTCCTTAAAGGATGTGTCATTGATATCAGTTCTCTTTTCAATCTCAATACAAAGAACTTCTTTTGTTGCTGGTTTATTATATTGACTAACAAAAGAAAGTATTTCTTCAAATACAATCTTCTGGTTGTAATCTTCAAAATATTCTGATTTTAAAAAAGGTATTACTTTTCGAATATAATCTTCATTATACAATAGGTTTCTAAGAATTAGAAACTCAACTTTCTCCATAACTAAATTCCTTACGTGCGATTTCGTCAAGTTGTTGCATCACTTCCTCAGTGAAGTATAGTTCAGGTTCTTTCAGAATCTGTTTTGCATAGATCTTCTTACCATCAATCTCATAACGCCCTGCTACATTCTTCCAGAGTCCACCAATCTCACCAAGTTCCAGAAGACCGTAGTAACGATCAAGACCGCGCTCATCATAATACAGACGGACTTCAACATCTTTGTTCTCCTTACTCAAACGCGATTTAGCAGTCTTAGCCTTGATAATATTTCCGACCACTTCCGTTCCATCCTTTTCTTTCTTTTTGCTGAGATAAATGATCGTGCTTGCTGCGTACTTGAGTCCAGAACCTCCTCCCATTTCTTTAGTTGGAACGTAAGCTCCGATGACATCGTATGTATGATTTGTGACAATGAGCGGGACATTTGCTTGGCCTAGTTTGAGTGTGAGCATTCGAAACGCACCTTTGACCAGTTGAGATTTGGTCATGTCACGAACTTGTTTGTCGTTTAGTGCGTCAGTGATTTCTTTCTCAGTGGAAAGCATACCCAGAGAGTCTAGTACAAAAATACAGGGTTTGCGTT